CTGTTGCAGTTATAAATAAAATTGATCCTAGTGTGATACCTAAGATAAACTTAAGTCTTGCATCTAACTCTTGAGGAGTTAATCTTTCTTTAGCCATTTTGTGTTCCCTCCACCTTTGGTTGTTCTGTTAAATCTTCTGGGCATGCCCCGTTAGCAGTACAAATTGGTGGTTTGCATTCTGCTGATTCCCAATTTTTTGGGTCTTGGCATGGATATCTATAGTGACCATCATATCCACAACCAGACAATCCTAGTGCTAGGATGCTTGATAGTAGGAGTATGCGTAGTTTTGACATACTCCCATTATACCAAACTTATTCGTCTTCTTTACGGATTCCTATGGTTGCAAACCATATGGCTACTGATGCTAGGGTTACATACCCAACCACCGTCTTTGCGCTACCCTCTAAAACCACCCATGCTACAAAGAAGCCAAGGAATGTAAAGTTTTCGTTTAGGGCTGCCATACCCCATTCTTTTAACTTTTTCATTTTATCTCCTTCTTCTAGGTGCAGTAGCAACAATTAATTGACCAGCAATTATTGTTACCACCACAATATCTTCTGCTTTTTCACGTTCTGGAATAGACATATCAGCACCCATGCTAAGCAAGGCTTTGCCTAACTCACATTTTTGCTCTTCTGTCAAACCTTCAATTGCTTCATCTGGATTAAAACAAGTGGCAACTGCATCTAATAATGCTGCTGGACTTTCTAGTACAAGCAATGCCGAAGCCACTTCTGCAGTAATAACCACAGGATTACCGTTAGCATCTTCTCTTACCTCTACTGGTATTAATGGTGAAAGGTCACGATATTCAAGTCCCGCCGCTTCTATGGCTCCTGTTTCAACTGGAGCACCTTCTGCCGATGTTACTAAAACATCTGCAACTAAATCTTTTTCTGCTAAAGTAAACTTGCCGTCTTCGTTTAACGCTTCTGATAAGTTTACAACTTCTGCAGTTGTTATTTCTCCGTCTGCTGATAACATTTCTGTAATAAATTCTGCTTCCGCCTCTGTCAAACCACCCTCTGATAATGTTGATGAAACTTCTGCAGCAATTTCTTCAGATACTTCTCCGCCATTAGCAATTGCCTCTAAAACTTCGGTAACTTCAGAAGCATCTAAACCACTATCTGAAACTAAATTACTAACTATATCTTGTACTTCTTCTACGGATAAGGTATCATTATCTTGTGCAATTTCTTCAAAAGAATCCTGACTTTCTTCAAGAATATTTTCTAGTTCATCGTTGGATGAAGATTCATCAGATTCAGGTGTATCCGTTTCAGGAGATTCAGTTTCTTCGGAAGGCACTTCTTCAGCAGGAGTTTCTTCCACTGGCGTTTCCTCTGCAGGAGTTTCTTCTATCTCTGTACTCTCCTCTTCAATCGGAGTGGTCAAATCTGGTAAAGTTTGTTCAGGCGCATAAATAAAAGATGGTTGTGACGGAGCCTCAATAATTTCTTCTTCTGGTGCTGGTATAGAAATAACAACCTCTGTATATTCACTTACAGGTCCAGACCAGTTAGCAACTCTAACAGTATAGGTAGCACCTTCTGTCAAACCAGTTAGTTCTATAGATTCTGGAGCGCCGTCTGTATTATAAGTGCCACCCTCATATGGATTTTCTGCATCTGGGTCATCTGTTATTACTTGATAGAACCAAGTGTTTGCTGTGTATCCTTCTGGTAACTCTGGTGCAATAACAACTGTTGTTCCTTCAATCACTGGCTCTAATAATGTTGGTGCTGGAGTAGGAATATTATTATTAATAGCAGTGATTAATTCAGTTGCGTTAGTTGTCAATGTAGTTTGAAGAGTATTCTTTGTAGATACCGCTGAGTTTACGGTATTACTTAAAGATGTAGTATTAATAGCATTTATTGCTGATGTGTTTATAGTATTTTGAGAAACTACTGGTGTAAGACTTGAATTTAATTGGACAATAGTTGCATTTGCTGCATCTACGGCTGCCTGAACTGTTTCTGTGTTTGGATCTACATATGGAGTAAATGCTGCACCTTGACTTATTTGTCCAGCAAAACCTGATCCTACATTTGTATTTTCAATAGGAGTAATTGCTCCATTTGTCGTTTCTCTATAATTAAATCTTGCTTGATCTGGTATTGGACCTACAGCAGTTACATTTGCTATCCATGCTCCATCGTTTGGATTAACATCAGCATTAAATCTTACCTGTACCATTTGTGTAGAGGCATCTTGTTGAGGAAATGGTCTTAAGTCCCAAGCAATATCTAAACTTGTTCCAGTAGTCGCATATGTAATTCCAGTTCCTGTGCTCCAAGTAGTCCAGTCCCATCCAGCAATAGATACAGAAGGTGCGCCTGGAGTTGTATGATAAATCCATCCTTCATTTGTTCCAAATGTTATCGTTGCATTTGATCCAACAAATACATTATTATAAACAGTTCCACCCATTTGCATTCCGAACGGAAGATTCATTTGAACCCCAGCATCATCTACTCCAGCCAAAACATTTGTGCTAGTTCCAATAGTGGCTTGTAAATTGTTGACTGCTGTTTGAGCAGCATCAATAGCAAGGTTTGCTTGAGTTAATTCGGTTTGTGCGGTGGCTTGTGCTGTTGCTGCTGTTGTTTTTGCTGCAGTGGCTTCGGATATTTGTACCTGTGCAGTTGATGTGTCAATATTATTTATAGAGGTTTGGGCTGTGACAACAGTATCTTTAGCATCTTGAACTACCTGCGAACTTTGATCTATTGGTGTAACAGATAAATCTATAGCACTAATTGTGGCTGTGGCTGTGTCTACTAAGGCTACATTTGATTGTGCTATTGAGACTGTTGCGGTTAATGTTTCTACCGCTGCCTGAGCCTCTACCCTTTCAGCAACTGCTACTGCTATAGTGGCTGTGGCAGTATCCGTGGCTGCAATAGCCTGCTGAACCTCTGTAGTGGCTGTTGCAAGGGCTGTATTGACTGCCTGTTGAGCAGGGCTAACAACAACTTGTTCTTGATTTTCTGTAGCGTGAGCACGATCAGGAGCCATTATTCCAAAAATTGTTAAGCACAGTCCCACCCCAAAGGCTAATATTAGTCTTCGTTTGAGATTGGTCAATTGAGTGGTGGTCTCCTATGTGTAATTATATTAGTAATTATACCATTTTTATTCAATAAAAAAGAGGGTAGAAATTAATCTACCCTCAATTTTACAAGGAGTTTGTTATGCTTTTACTTTCTTTTGAATCTTAAGAACTAAATTCGTAAGAGTTGTAATTAAGGTTCTTAATTGTGCTATTGTTACCGCTAATGCAGCCACTGCAGCAAGTGCTTGTGAGGCTGAATCAGTAACTGTTGCAGTTGTAGTAACTTTAACTTGTCCTGCTGTTGGAAGATCAGATCCACCAGTTGCAGAAACAGTTACATTGCCAGCGCTTAGTGGCATGAAAACCTTATAAGTTTTTACACCATTTGCATCTGTTGTAACTGCTGTTGCAGTAATAGTATCACTTGATCCACCAAAGGAATAACTTGTAGTAATTCCACCAGCAGCAAGTAAGTTAGCATATGTCTTTCCAGATAGTACAGCACCTGTAGCATCAACTGCTGACAAGGTAATTGTTGCTTGCTCTCCTGCTACATAGTTTGCTTTATCAAAAGCCAACTTAATTGTAGCGACGGCAGCCTCAACACGAACTGTTGCTGTATCTGCAGAAATTGTGCCACTCTTTACAACTACACCTGCTGAACCAGTTTTTACACCAGTTAGCGAAAATAGTGCTGCACCATTTACAATGGAAGCAGTTGTTGCTGAGTTGCTAATTATTGTTAAATCACTTGAGGTAGCAGTTAATGTTCCTGCACCAACAATTACACCAGCAGCATCATATGCTACTGCAGAAATTGCATCTGCATTTGAACCTACTGCAATAGTTGGCTTCTTTACAGTTGTAACAACTTTAGCAATATCGCCATAAAATGTTACAGTTTCTGTTGCCAATAATACTCCAGATTGTGAAGTAAGTGTAATTGTTCCTACACCAGATGTTCCATCAGAAAATACTCCAATGTAACTACCTGCAGGAATAACCAATGATCTACCTAAACCAGTAATTGTTGCATGGTTTGTACCATGTCCCAACATACCAGCACCTGAAATAGTTGCTGTAATAGATTCTGAAGCAGAACCATTAGCAGCGTTCTTTTGAGTTAAAACAATAACTGCTGCAGCATCAGATGAAACTGTCTTTGAAGCATATACGGTAGCATCTGTTGTTGCTGAAATTGTTTCTCCAGCATTAAGAATAGATGTTGTATGTGCAGTTGATGCCTTAAGATCTGGTGCAGTTACAGTAACTGTCCAAGTCAATGCTGGAGATGTTACTGATCCAGAAGCGCTTGTTAATGTAGGAATAAATCTAATCACATATGTTCCAGCAACGCTAGGTACATAAAGTGATGATGTTAATTTTGCAGTAACATAGCCAGTTGTATTTGTCGCTGGCGAAATTGCTGCTGTTGTTGTGTCTGCTGATAGTGCCACTGTTGCGCTAGATGTTTCTGTAACAGCAAATCGTGGAACGCTAGCAGTAGATGGGGCAGACAATACTGCAGATATTACCGAAACGGTATCTCCAATACTTGTTCCCAAAAACGATACTGATACTACTGCTGTTGCAGTCTCACCAGGATTAATTGTATCTGCTACTGCATCAATGGTGACAACGTCAGCATAGACTGTAGCCTGTGTCGGAAGTGCCGACATCACGCCAAGCGTCAAGGCTGCAGCCAAGACTGTGGCAAGTTTCTTAAATGAATTCATTTTTCTCCTTGTTAGTTTATATTAAGTTTAATTTATCAAGAAAGTCCTTAACATCGTTAGGCATTTCTCGATTATCTAATTCTACCATATGTTGCTGTTTCTCCGCAAGTCGAGTTGCAGAACTCCATGTATGGACCTCAATTTCTGTATTATTATTTTTGGGGGTATGAGATATTGCCCCAAACACTGCTCCACAGACAGCATCTGCTAAGTCTTTGGATTTTTTACGAGGGTGATCTACCCTGTTACCCTTCATAATTTTTAATTCTGACATTTCTTCTAACAATAATGGAATCATAGGAATTGCCACTCGCTCTTCATAAATCATCATTGCTAAATCTTCGTAATGTTTTTTGGCAACTGAAACAGTTTCTGTTCTAATGCCAACAGCCTGTAATTCATTTTGAATATCAAAAGATTGCCAACGGTCAAAAGAAACCATTCCAAGATTAAAACCTTCTCTACGTAAATTAACTATCCATTGTTTTACTTCAGATAAGTTAACTGGACCTTCTGCTTTTGGTTCCCACCATACAACAGCATCAACAACAACTATGGGGGCTACCTGTTCATAGTCTTTAATAACTTGAATGTTAACCCATTTGTCAACATGTGCAATAGCAACAGCACACTTGTCATGTTTTTGTGCAAGGTCAGCATGGACATAATACATTTTTTCTGGATCTGGTTTAAAAGTTTCTTCAAACCTTTTAAAAGAGTCTATTGGATTTCTTGTGTTCATACATTTTTCTAACTTTTCTTTTTGTTTAAAGAAAGCATCTGAGGCATATGTTGGAACACAAGCAAAACGCATCATGGCATCGCCAAGATCTGTATAAAATGCTAGTTTAAAGTCATCTATTTTTCTTGTTGGATTTACTTCCCATGTTGGTTTTTTTAATGCTAATATTTTTGGAACTTTATAAGAAATAATTTGATCTTCTTCCCATGTAATTTCAAACTGATTGTTTGGATCATTATGTGGTAAGTCTTCATTCATAATAAAAGTATGTTTCTTTTCTATTGATTCTTTTTCCATAATTACATCTTCATACCGTTTTGAAATAAAGTCACCCTGATAACGAGGGAATGAAAGAAGAACAACCTTACCAAGATCTGGAAAACGAGAGTCTACCGATCCACGAAATGCTTTATAAATATTCTCTGCAGTTTTACCTTGTTCATTACCAGTTCCAACCTCAGAAGCAAATCCAGAAATTTCATCAAGTACTGCAAGCAACAAGTTTAAACCCTCATGAGATTCTCTTTCTGAATGTCCTGAGTAAACAGTAATTGATTTATCAAACTCAACGCTATCAGCCTTAGCATTATACTTACCTGCAAACCAAGGAGATTTTTCAATTTTTGTTTTAAAACCTTTAAAGAAAACGTTTTTAGCCTGTTGTGCGTTAATGGCAACGTTAATTAAATCTATCGCATCCCCGCTTGGTTTTCCGAAGTATCTTGCGGGGTCTTTGAGACAAAGTAACTTATAAACAATGTAAGCACAAGCAACAGTGGAAGTAAAATCTTTACCGCTACCTTTCCCCAACTGTAAGATGATTTCGTTTTTTGTATATTTGTCATAGTATCTAGCCCCCTCTACTGATCCATAAAGTTCTTGTAAATCTTCTTTCTTGTATATCTGACTCATTGCTTCTACTATGTCATACTGGATTGCTGACAAAGTTGGCTGACCAAGATAATCAGATGACTCAACAAATGTTTTAACATCTACTGGTTTTTCATCAAACTGATTTTCTTTTAATACATCTAAAAAATCATTAAACATCTTGGACAATTGTAATCACTTCGCCTTCTTTTGCAATTTGTGAAAGCCTATGCATAATTAAATCACGAACTTCTGGATGCGTAGAAGCAATTTCTCTAAGTATTTCAACAAGGACTTCTTGTCGTCTTTCAATTTGAACCATTTCTTCGGCAAGTTCTTTATTTTCTAACAAACCAGCCTTTTGAAGCATTTCAATTCTAGATTTTTCAATATCCATAACAAGTTTAATAGCCTGAGTCTTTGCACTAAGGTTATTTGTCATACTTGATTCATCAATAACTTCATAAGCCTTTGTAATAAGTTTGCTATAGTGTGTGTCTGCTCCAGCAAGTGCTTCTTTAGCCCGTGCACGAATTGCATCATTAGCAGATGCCATGACTTTCCACTCATTAATTAATGCAACAACACGAGTTCTAGGCATGTCTAGTTCTTTAGATATTTTTGTTGGATCCTGCCCCTTTAAGTATTCTGTAACTACTTTGTTTACTTCATCTAAATGTTGAACTAATTCTATTTCACTTGACATGGTATTTTCCTTCTAAACGATTAATTTCATCTTTAATATAAAATATTGCTTTTTCTAAATCTTGGATTGTTTTTTGTTCATCTTTAAGTCCCGCTCTCCATAAATATTTAAAAGCATTTCCAATATTAAAATTGCGATGACGTGTAATCTGTATACACTCAACTCCACTAGGATCTGTTGTATAGTGTAATGGATGGTTGACTTGATCAACCGTAATGTTTAAATTATTACTCATCGTTTTGATTTCCTTAATCCAAATTTTGCAAGGTATACGTAGACTGTTTCTACGCTTGCGCCGCATTCTTTGGCAATGTCTTGTGGAGACTTTTTATCCATAAGATATCTCTTTCGAAGCCAAGTCTCACTTGTATACAGTTTACCAGTCATAGTGTTATTTGTCAACCTCTTTTGTATTAATATCATAATAAAATTTATCAGAGTCTTCTAAGATCCATTTATTTTGATTTTCAACATCCCACTTGTAATCATTAATTATTCTTTCAATAACATAATCTTTTTTTAGGGTAAAGGAAGGTTCATAAATACGAACTCTATTATTGGGCTGAATAGCAAAGTTTCCATCATCTCGCTGTATGACATGTCCACATTTGTGCTCAGAAGGACTTTCTGAATACCCGTCATCTATAACATTTGTATCTGGATTGTGCCAGTCAAGAGTAAATAAATAAGTTCCATCATGTCTTGTTTTTGTTCTATCAATATATGACATTCTAAGGTTTGTTAAGTTTTCAAATTTAGTTACAGATATGTGATGACTAAAGGCGTTCCATAAAACTAAATTATGCAAGTCTACTTCAGGAACTCCAGGCTTTGTACAAAATGCACTAATTGGTAATCTCCACCATAATCCGCCATCCTCCATCATTATATGAAATAAAGGACTTCTACTTTTTATACTAGCAACACCAAATATAACGCATGGAAAATATTTGTCATGACTATCTAATTGATTCCTTAAGTAGTTTCCACGAACATAGCATTCAATTGGCGGGATGTTAGCATTTAATTCTGGCATTATTCTGTTACCCCTATTGCTTTATTCCAATTATTAATAGCCCAATGGCCGATACCACAAGCGTCAGCAACGTCATTATCGTCAATACTTTTATCATAGTTGATTTCAATTAATTTTATTGTCCTTTCTTTTCTTATCTGCCGTTCAAATGTTTTATACCAAGATATTGATTTTCCAGGATTTTTTAATTTAATCTCTAATTGTTCTTCTTTAGTTAATTTTTTATTTCCTAAATAGTTTTGCCAAGTAATTGGGGCTACGGTTCCTATTTGTTTTGTTCCAGTCAATCCTGCCGCACCAAGCAGTGCACCTTGAACCAATGCAAGATCTGCAGCAGTTTTAGGACTATTCATAAAGACTGTGTGTTCAATTACTATTGCTTCAAATCCACCATAGTACTCAAAAAATGCTTTTGTTTTAGCACAGGCATCCATTACTTTTTCATAATTAGTATTACCTTCAAATTTTATTTTTCCAATAGTGCCAAGTTTTTTATTTTCAAATAATGCAAAAGCAAGACTGTTGGTGCTAGCATCAATGGCACATATTTTATTTGGCTCCACTATTGCACCCCACTTAGTCTTGTTCATAATCAAAAAATCCTTTTATTTCTTTTAACATCTTGTCAACACTTTTTTTACTTACATTACAATTTGAACAAAATCCAGAGTCATTGTAGATTGATAGGTCTACGTTACAACCACCATGGCATTTTCTTACTTTGCCAATTCTTTTTTGTCTACGAGTTATGTGGTAGCGTTGCACAATTTTATCTTTTGTTGCAATGTCTCTACACTCAATCCCGCAGTAAATTTGATAACTTACTTTGGGATTAAATGCTTTATCGCATCGATCACATAGTTTCACTTAATTCCTCAAGAGGTTTAATTTTTAAAACCCCTGCTTCTGCCTCTGCACAGGCTTTTTGGATAGGGCAAACCTTACAGATTTTTGAGTTTGCTCTATATGTTTTTACTGGAATGTCTCTATCTGTCCAAGCCTTACGAACTTGTTTCATCCAGTCAAATGCATAGTTGGTCCAGTTACGATACTCATCATTAACTAGCACTGGTAAGGTTAATAATTCATGATTGTTTTTATTTTCATAAATTAAAACACCTTTATCTTTTTTTAATACTTTCATATACATTAGTAATTGCATAAGGTGTTTGCCTTTTGCTTTTCTATTTGCTTTTTTATATTCAAATCCATCGTTTGGCATTGTTTTAATTTCGCCAAGAATTGATTCACCCTTATAGTCAAGCATTACATCTCCATAGCCAAAGATAGGAGGATCATCTACCTTAACTGTAAACTCTAATGCTGGATGTTTTTGTTTGCCATATTTACGATCTGTTTCAAACTCCATGTTTTTATCTAAGATGTCTGCTTTAATCATTGCATCTTGAATTCGATCATGGCTTAACGTACCGTTTGTTCTATTTGCTACACCATATGGGTCAGCGTTATCATAAAACACTGCGCCATCAAAAGCAAGATACCAAAACCTTGCACACTCTCCAGCACCATAAGTAAGTGTTGATGGAGAAAAAGAATATTTTTTAGTAAATTTTGGTTTAATATCTGCTACATATCCTTGTTGAATAGCATTAACTAATCCTTCTGTATAGCCAACATCTTCATTATGTTTTGGTTCATCTGTTCTAATCATAATCTGTTTTAGTAAGTTTTTGCTCATTTTTTATCCTTTGTTTATATAAGTATAGCAGGTTATCGTATTATGTATTTGAGTGCTGACACTAAATTGTTGATTGATTCTGCTGCCGTGAAATATATGTTTTTCTTTGCTCTATCACTTTTATCTACATTAGCCATCCATGTTGCTTTAAATGACATTTTTGCTGCAATGGCTTGAAGTCTTACAATTTCAACAGTAGCAACATTAAATGGAACATCTGGTTTAATGATTAACTTAGCAATCATTGTTAAAGCAGTTGTTAACTCTTCGTCATTCATATAGTCAGCAATTTCAGTCAAACCATTGACCATATCTATGGTTGTTCCTGTTTGTTTAATTTGCTCTATCATTTTATTTACCCTCCGTTAGTTGTTCTAAAAGATCCATTTCAATTATAGCAAGTCTTACCTTTGTATTTCCTTCTCCAAGCACTACTACAATTGCTGGAGATTTATCAATTCCTGATTTTATGGAATCAGTAACAGCCTTAGCCCATACATCTTTGTTTAATGTAAAAGATTTTCCAACTTCTTTAAAGTCAACTATAAAATTTCTCCAAGTTGCATCTCCTTTTTTATTATTACGACCAGAATTTTTGTGTTGCTTAGCCCCAATTCTTTTGGACTCGCTTTTCTCACTCATTTGTAAAGTCTCTTTTCTTTCTTTTTGGTGGAATTAATCCAACTGTAGATATGTGTTTTTGAGAACACATCCAAGTTGCATCACCTATTTCTTTCCAATACCTTAAAGAACCAACAATTTCTTGGCAAGTTTTACAAGGAAATTTGCCTGGATATACTGTAAACTCTTTAGACATTACTCAACTTATCTTTTAGTTGTTGTTGTAAATTTAAATCTTCTTTTATCCTATTAATAATTCCATCTCTTCCTTGTACTTTTGTGCCATCTTCTAACTGATACCATGCGCCAGTTCTGTTTAATAAACCAATAGATTCTGCAGTATCAACAAGATCACCAACAGCATCAATACCAATGTTGTTTCCACGGAAATAAAAATCATACTCACCAGACTGAAAACCTGGGGATGTTTTAGAAAATTGTAATTCCCATCTAATCTTTCTTCCAATTTTTTCTTCAATCAGTTTATCTCCAACTTTAATTTTACCTTTGATAGCCTGATTGTCAGACTCAGAAGAAAACAACTTTATAACACAAGATGAATAAAACTTGGTAGCCTGCCCACCAGAAGGTTGCTGGCTTGTATACATAGCGCTAATGTTGTTTCTTGATTGAGAAATAAGAACAAGAAGTGTTGGCTTTACCTTGTTATTAGCATAGTTAAGCATTTTCCAAGCATTGCTAAAGTCTCTAGACTCTGCACCAATTTGTTTTGTATTCTCAAGTGCTTTCATTTCATCTGTATCTTTTTCAAAATATATAGCAGGAAGCATAGAAGTAATAGAGTCAATGACTATTAAGTCAACTCCAGCATTTATAAGCCCAACGCCAACATCTACCATGTCGCTAATAGTTCTTGCTTGAGAATAAATTAACTTTGTTGGGTCTACCCCCAGTTGTCGTGCCCAATCTTCAGAGTAAGACATCTCAGAATCAATCCATGCACAAACCTTACCTTCTGCTTGTGCTAAAGCAATCATTTGTAAACACATAGAGGACTTAGCAGATGACTTGCTTCCCCATATAAGCACCTGTCTACCGTATGGTAGTCCACCGCCTAGGGCACGGTTTAATCCAAAACTTGGTGTTGGCTGATACTCAAAACTAATACCTTCGCCAGTTCCAAGTCGTTTTCTAAGTCTTGGATCTAACTGAGATAATACATCTTCTACACTAACTGACATTTACATCCTCCATTATAACGGTTCCATCTTTGGTTTTACCAAAACTAAATTTATACGATTTACCTTCTTCAATATGCATATATGCTTTAGGAAATGCAGTAGGAAATACTGTAACAGAGTGTAAATCTCTAGCCGTATCTGCTAAAGTTAAAGAAGCCATTTTTTTTCCAGCCTTTGTAACTCTTGGTTTAAAAGAAACAACAAACATTTCTTCTTCGCTATATGGTAATTGTTTATAACCTAAAAACTTAACAAGTGCATTTGAAGATTCTTTTATTTCATCAACAGGAATTGCAGATACAATCCTATTGTCATTAGCAAGAACCAAGTAAGTGCGACCCGTCTCAATAGTGGTTCCCTCTTCATCAAATATACCAACACTCCCAGTTTTGTCCAGAATTTCAACTCGTGACCATCCTTTTCCTCGTTTAATTGTTTTAACCATACCCATTAAAATATATGATCCTTTTTCTTCAAATAAATCAATGTCTTGAATAAATGCATAATAGTGCGAAGGAATTGTTATGTTAAACTCTGGAAGGTTTAAATATTCATAAATATTTTCTTTAATCTCACTATCACTTCTAGGGTTATCTGAAAAAGTTGCTGCACCAATAACTCTAAGAGCATTAAGCGCTCTACTGTTTACGCCATTACCTTTTGTAAAAGTAAACTCTTCAAGTTCTTTGTATGATTTAAATGGACGAGCAGCAATATATTTAGCAGCAATATTATTAGAGATAAATTTAATTCCTGTTAAACCAAACCTTATACCCTTGCCTTCAATTTTGAAATCAAGATCAGAGTCATTGATGTGTGGAAGTTTAATAGATATTCCCATACGTTTTGCTTCAATAAGATATTCTGTTCTACCGTCTTTATCCTTTTCATTCTTAAGAAGGGCAAACATAAACTCAAGTGGATAGTAGTATTTTAACCACGCCGTCCAATACGAGAGCGTAGAGTAAGCAACCGCATGACTCTTGTTGAACGAGTATCCCGCATGCGCCTCAAAGTCATGCCATAGATCACGAGCCTGGTTGGGAGCAATATAGGCAGAAGCGCCAGTAATAAAACGTTCTTTATAAATATCGAACTCTTTTGCATCTTTCTTCTTTCCAATAATTTTACGTACCTTGTCAGCATCAGACATTGACATTCCACCTAGGTGAACACAAGCCTGCATAACTTGCTCTTGATACAGGATACACCCATATGTATCATTTGTGAACTGCTTCATAATTTGGTGGGTATAGGAAACATTCTGCTTACCATGCTTACGAGCAATATAATCTTTACCAATAGTATTCATAGCACCTGGACGAACTAAAGCATTTGATGCTGCTAACTCATTAAAATTCTTTACTCCCATTTTTACTAGAAGGTTTGTATATGGTGTTGCTTCACATTGGAATACACCTTTTGTATACCCGTCTGAAAGCATCTCATATACTTTTGGATCTGCCATATCAATTGATAAAAGATCAATGTCTTTGTAGTGATTTTGCTTAATCATGCTAATAGCATCTTTTACTACGCTTAAAGTTTTAAGACCTAATGCATCAATTTTAATAAGACCAATCTTTTCAGCCTCTTCCATATCAACACCAACCACAGGAATGCGATCATCGGATCCAGGAGAAGAGCGAGTTTCCAATGGCGCATACCTAAATATTGGATCCTTACTAGTAACCACACCAGCAGCATGAATGCCAGTACCCCTAATACGACCACGTAATTGTTCTCCATAAATCTCCACTTCTGGATATTTTTCTCTAAACCATAGTGTAGTTTTAGAGGTGCAATATTCATCCCAAGTATCTACTAACTTTAATACCTTGTTCACATCTGTTAATGGTATATCTAAAACTCTTGCAACATCTCGCACAACGCCTTTATCTTTAAACTCAAGGAATGTGGCAATAGACGCTACGTGTCTATATTGTCTAACTAAATAATCTTTTACTTCATCACGACGAGTATCTTGAATATCTGTATCAATATCAGGAAAGTCATTACGCTCTGGATTAATAAAACGAAAAAACAAAAGTCCATGCTCTAATGGATCTATATCTGTAATGCCAAGCATATAGCAAACCAAAGAGCCAGCAGAAGATCCACGACCAGGACCAACTAAGATTCCTTCCTTCTTAGCCCAATTAATCATACTTTGAACTACAAGAAAGTATGGAGCAAATTTTTTATCTTTAATAATTTCAAGTTCTTCGTCTAATCTTAACTCATAGGAATCATTTCCTACCCAAGAAGATGTTAGTCTTTTATTTTCTAGTGCTTGCCATGCCAAATCTCTTAATTGTTTATCTGGATTCTTATACTGAACTGGAAGCAGGTTTAGTCCATCTTTAATGTCATAGTCTTCTACTGTATCTGCCAATAACAATGTGTTTGAATAGATGTCTGGTCGATCAATATCCTGCAACTCCATTGCTGCTTTAATTTCTTCATAAGACAATAGGTGGATATCAAACTTATTAAATGTTATCTGGCGGTCTTGTCCGTATAGATAGTCAAGTCTTTCCATCATGTCTGTTTTCTTTTTAGATTTTTCATACGTTGCTTCTTTGTTTACTTTCCCATGTGTATTTAAAATTAATTTAAATTCTTGTATTTCTTTTTGCAATGTATCTGAATGGTGACAGTCTGGTGTAACAACAACCTTTATATCAAACTCATCAGCAAGTTCAATAAGATATTTATTTATTTCTGGTGTATTGTGTGGCATAACCTCAATGTAATAATCGCTACCAAAATTATCTTTAAACCAATTAATATTTTTTTTAGCAATTGCAAACTCTTGCTCTTCTAATGCTTTAACAATAACGCTACTAGGACAAGCAGACGTTACGATAATTCCTTCTTTATACTTTTTAAGAATCTCAAAGTCAAACCTTGGTTTCTTAAAAAACCCATCTGTCCATGCAATTTCACTAATTTTGTTAAGGTTTTCCAAACCCTTTTGGTTCTTGGCTAGAAGGACAATGTGGTTATAGACAAGATCTTGTTGACCTTCCCTTTCAGACTTATCCCTTTTATCAGATATATCTGCACACATGTATCCTTCTAAACCAAGGATTGGCTTAATACCCTTTTCTTTTGCAGCACGATACAACTCTCTGTGACCAGAAAGTGTACCGTGATCTGTAATTGCAAGAGCGTTCATACCCAACTTGCTAGCACGGTCTACATACTCTTGTGGAGTTGCTATGCCGTCAAATAGGGAGTAGTGAGTATGAACATGTAAGCCTACATAGTTCATCTATTACCAGTCTACGTTGGTAGCAGATGAAGTTGTTGGACCGTCAAAGCCTAAGTAGAATGCTTCTTGTTCAGCATAAGGAATTTTCTTTAATGCTAACTCAAGAGGATAAGGCTTAAATGCTGACCAGTCAAATGGTTCTGTATCTGGTGCACCTGGAATGGTTGTGTAACTTGTTTCAGTACCCTGACCATTTCGTTTTACTTTCCAGACTACGTTTGAGATGCTACCTGTTTCAAGTGCATACTCACGAATTGTATTAAATGCTGATTGCTTGCTAACACCCATTGACCAAATAGCCACATACGGTGCTTCAATGCCATCGTCGACTAAAACATTGCAATAGAAACGAAGACGTGCTCTCCAGCCAGCCTTTGGATCTTTACGGTGCATTTCTTCTGCCCAGTCACGACCTTCTGATTCCATTGTATCTACAGCCTTACGCTTGTAGTCTTTTGGATTTGTATGTTCTTTAACAACTAGAGCAAGACCACGTTCTGCATTGTAGTTTGCAGAGTCTTCATCTAGTTCTTCAACGAAACGAATTTTTACTGCTTGTCCATCGGCAATTTTTAACCATCTTACCTTTGGAGAGTTTTCATCATATTTTGGCTTGTCGAGCAGGGCATTTATATTTTTGAGTCCCTTTACTACGCTCATATATTCTCCTTTGTTTGTTATATTAGTTTAACATAGTTGATATAGATTTGTCAAATTGAAACTCTATGCTTCGAATTGCCTCATCATCCATATCTCCTATGTCTTTATATTTTTTATCTATTTTTATTACGGTCACTAATGAGCCAAGTTTTTCAATTAACTTATCTCTCATTATTGAGCCAGCCTCATCATTGTCTGCAACAAGAACAACATTGTTGAAGTATTTTGCTAACAGTTTAATCTGTGATGCAGATACGTTAGCCCCCAGAGTTGCCACTGCTGGGAATCCTACTTGGTCTAATCTTATAGCATCAAAAGATGATTCAACTACATACACAGTGCTAGATGCTTTAATTCTGTGTAGGTTAAATAATATTTTACCTTTTGGAAGTCCTGGAGTATTCTTAAACTCTTTACCTTCTACAGATCTACCAACAAAGCCAAGTGTTAACCCATCTGGAGAGTGAACTGGTATTGTTAACATATCTTGTTTTTCTGAATAGCCAAGTCCAAATTTTTTAATTGAATCTTCTGTTATATATCTTCCAGCATAATATCTCATTGCTCTTGGTGACTCAAGGGCTTGATTGTTTAATCGTTTAATTAATACTTCGTCATATTGAACAAAGTCTGGTGGAGCATACATAGCCTTATTAATTACACTCTCAATATTAGTCTCTGTTTGTTTGCTTTTTATATACCTTGCTGCTTCAAAATAAGTTCTACCAGTTACAAACATTACAAATTCTTCAAGATTTTTTGTGGTTTGACATCCAAAACAAAAAAACAATCCACTATCTTTTGCAATTTCAGCAGCGGGAGTCCTAGTGTTATTATGATATGGGCAATAGATTATGTAGTCATTACCAAACTCTGCTTCAACGTCAATACCTGCGCCATTAAGCACTCTTTTTATTTGTTCTTTACTGTAAATATTATTTACCATCTTCGTAATCCTTATATCTGTAATAACCTTTGTCAAAATCTACTTGTACTAAAAAGTCTCCCATAAAACCGTTACGATTTTTTCTAAATACACATTCAATAATATCACTATTTGTAGCACGACCCAATGCCATAACCCAGTCAGCATCATAAGCAATTTGTCTAGACCATGCAGTTTGACCAAGTGTTGGTGCGCTGCTTAAATCTTTTACATCATCAGGGGTGGCAGATGAAATAGCAATAATAGGAACCTCTTCGCTAATAGCCATAAGTTTAAGTTCTCTTGAAAGGTTTTTCATACGTACCGTCTCATTTTCAGACTTTTGATTAGGTGACATAAGTTGTAAATAATCTACAATAACAAAGTCTGGCTTGTATTGATCAATTTTTCCACGCACAACAGATGGGTTTACTTCTCCACCATTATCATTTGATATGATGTGAAACTCTGGTTTGCCCTCTACTTTATTTTTGTGCCAATTTTTTAACATATCAATTTCAATTTCGCCATTGCTAAGTTTACGGTGAGACCAAAGACCTTCCCCCATAATAGCAAACACACGATTACGAACTTCTGTTTCAGACATTTCTAAAGAAATAACCAAAGGAGACTTTCCCTGTTTCCATGCTTGCACTGCAAAATAAAGTGCTAACCATGATTTGCCAATTCCTGGATAAGCCAAAAACACACCAAGTTGTCCTGGCATAATTCCAGAAGGTAGGTAGTTATCAAATCCTGGCAAACCTGTTTTAATTCCAATCTGACCAGTTTCTTTTTGCTCTTTAATCTTTTCAAAATATGCAACGGCAGATTCTAAATCTGTTGCATCAATATCACGTATAGCAGATGTATTCTTTTTTAGTTCAGATGTTTTTGTAATAAGACCATTAAGGGCTTCTGTTCCATTGCCAGTTTGAACTTCTCCTGCTGCAGATCTTAAAATATCTTTTAGGCTATCGTTTAAATATTCAGTCTGTAATTCTTCAAGATGGTGTTTGGTTGCACCAACATTTTCTACTGGCTGAAAGTCTCTAAATTTTTCTACAACTAAAGAGGTTGGTGGAACGGTACTGTTATTTTCGAAATATAATCTTATAAAATTCCAAACATCATTGTGTGTCCTAAGAAGATTTTCAACATTAGCCTGTAGAAGCACGTGCATTTGTTTGTCTTGTAATAATGCTGAGATAACTCTTGCTTCTGTATTATTCACTGAGCCACCTCCTTGCTAACTTTCTTCGCTCTATTCGTTCTAATGTATCTTTTTCAAAATCTAGTTTACCGTTAATAATCTTTTCTGCATTATATGCAAAGTAGTTCCAATTTGGTTCTTGTGCAATACTAAAATAATA